TTCTTTTGCTTTGTACTATATTTCTTTTTACCTTTTGGCTTTGGCATTACCACTTTACCTTATCTGCCCACCAAGCTGCTGACATTTTACCTCTAGCAATATTCTTAGCGTGCCTTGCTTTAAATGATTTTCTTTTAGCTTTCATTCTAGCAGACTCACCTTTCTTTGGTTTACCTGCTGTACCTTTTAGTGTTCCTACACGTTTACCTTGCTGTCCAAACCTAATTAGTTTTAGTGTATGACCTTCTTGTGCAAGAACAACGTGTGACTTTGTAGGATGGCTTGGTGTTCTCTTAGCTTTATTTACACCTTTAAGACCATACTTTTTAAGCATGGATTTCTTTCTACTATCATGAGCCATTTAACTACCCATACCCATAGTCTTTACTCGTTTTCTACGAGTTGTTCTTTTCTTGGTAGTTCTTTTCTTAGCAGTCTTCTTTGCAGTAGTCTTTCTTGCAGTGGTCTTTTTGCTACCACCTCTAAGTAAATCTTTATCTGCCTTTCTTGCACCACCTTTACCAGTGACGAAAGATTTTACTCTTCCCATAGCCCAAGCATGAGCACTTGTTTTTGGTCTACTACCAGATGAGTAGTAAGCACCAAGTCCTCTCTTGTATACCTTGTCTAAGGTAGACTTAGAGTACCTGCTTGCTCCGGGAATACTTTTATATCTTCCTGCTGACACTATCCTCTGCTCCTCTGTTTACTTATTCTGTCCATCATAGCAGGTGTAAGTTTACCTTCACGATAAAGTTTTCTAGTTCTCTTTATCTCGGCTTCTCTAGCCTTTGGATTCTTAGCACCCTTGACGTACTTCTTAGGCACACCACCTTTGGTCTTAGGGACCTTTTTAAACTTACGTTTACTTGTGGTTGCCTTTTTTTTAGTTTTCTTTTTTTTGGTTCTACTTGCCATTACCTTTTAGTATACCAAGTCCGTTTTTGCCTGCAAGCGACAACCACTCTTGTGGAGTAACTGAACCATCTTCAAGAATCTCTGCAAATAGTTTACCTATTCTTTCTAATTCTTCTTTCTCGTTTACATTTTCAAGTGTAGCCAAAAAGAAAGTAACTATATTCTTGTAAGGTTGTGGTAAGAATTTAATTATAAATTTCATCTTCCTACTGCTTTCGTTGATTGTTTGTGGGCTGCTGTAAATGAGACACCTTTCATCATACGTTTCTTCATATCTCTTAAATGCTTTGCAGTATGATGTTTAGCGTGTTTAACCATTGTTGACTGTTGTTTATCAGTCAAACCATTTAGTGAAACGCCTTTGGCTGTTTTATTTTTTTTTCTTGGTGCCATTCTTTTTAACCGTTTTTTTCTTTGGTTTTGGGGCTGTCATACCACTACTTCTTCCACTACCGTAATTTCTTCCACTAGGCATCTTTGTTCTCCTCTTCGTCTTTCTCATATTCAGAAAGTTTAGTTTTTAATTCTCTTATTTGTCTTAGTAATGACTCTTCTTTAAGAGCCCAGTCTATTGCTGGGTTTTTTTGTATTGCACTTTGCACATCTTCTGTTTTAATACTTATTTCGTTATCCATAATTCCTTATAGTCCTAAGCCAGATACCGAGTCAACTGCTACAGCTTCCTCGTATATTTTGACTCTGTTGTTTAGTTGATTGTTTAACCACGTCACAACGCCTGCATTATCAGGCTCCACACCATTTTCAGTTAACGCTTTTTTAATTCTAGTTAACTGTGCATCAGTTACTGATACTGTTAAATCTGCCATTTATGCTCCTTTCAAAGCTAGTTGTTCCTCTAGTTTATTTACTTTTGCACCTAGTTGTCTAATAGCACCTACCATCAAAGTGTTTAAGTTTTTGATTGAGTAATGAAATGTGCCGTCAGAGTTTGGTGCAATTATTCCTAAACTTTCAAGAGTATCTTTGTGTTCATCAACCCAAGATTTAAACTCTACTTTATATCTATTATCTTGTGTCACAGCACCGTTCCATGCAGTAAGCAAAGCTACGTCATCGTAATCGTCAAAGGCTGTGATTGTAGTTGAACCGTCAACGAATATGTCTCCGTCACCTTTAAATATATGTGTAGTTGTATTTATTCCAGTTCCGTTTTTAAATACAACAACATTTTCATCGTCACCTAAATCTGACATAGTGTTTGAACCATCGTGCTCTACACCTTCTAATACAACTGGAGCACCTGCATTAGCAGTTGAGTCACTATCAACAGTATTTTTTTGTACTCCTCTAATTCTTATTGCACTATCTAAACTATTAGACTCTTGTGTTTCTGTGATACCAGTTATTGCTAAACCACCAGTAGCATCAGATAATCCAAACGTTGCAAAAGTGTCAGTCTCGGTTGTTCCAGTTAGTCCATGAGCAACTTGTGCAGATTTAAGTTCTATATTTGGAGAAGAATTAGAAGCACCATTAATAACTAAACCTTGACCTAAAGTAGTAGATGTAGTGTCACCAATAAATAACTGATTTGAAGAATTAATTAAAGCTACTGTTCCAGTTTGATTAGGAATAGTAACTGTTTTGTCTGCTGTTAATGTTTCTGGAACTATAGTCTGGACATATTGATTAGATGAACCAGACCTTAGTACAAAGTCTTTTACATCTACTCTTTGGAGCATTATTTCATCATCATACTTGTATCTAACTTTTGTACTGCCAACAGTTACTTCAACATCCATTTGATAAACACTGCTTACAGTGACGTTACTGTTACTAATACTCCATGCACCACCACTTGTTGAAGTCGTAGCCCTAGCATTAGTTGTAGTATTTCTGTCATAAACATTTACAGCACTACCATCTGCAACTGGACTACCTGCAGAATCGTATGCAAATCCTGATAATTCTATTCCCATATTTAGTCTCCTAACGGCGTGCTAGTGTAACCACTTAACGCCCTTCTAACATAATAGTCAGCGTTTTCAAACGCTTCATCCTCGTCAATAAAAGCTATTTTAATACCGTTTGCCTCATATTGCTCTCTCTGTAGTCTATCATGTGCTCGTTGATTAGTCGTTCTTGCGTGATAATATTTGCTCTGAACATTAATTCCTAAAGGTGGAGATACAATTAAAAAGTCTGCTACAGCACCACCTCTTTCAAGCCTCCCACCAAATTGTTTTGATTGGTAAGTAAAATCTACATTTAGTTTTCTTCCAGTCCTAAGTAATGCTTTATATACATAGTATTCTGGTTGGCTTCCTCCTGCCAATGTCCACCACTGAGGTACAGGCTCAAGGACCCTACCACTGCTTGTTCTCCTCTGCCTCTGGGTTACCACTACACAGCCTCACTTAACGTTAATCTAAAACGTGCCCTCTCGTTTAACCCAGTTTCCTCCAGAGCCTGTGCACTCAGCACGGTGACATAGTAATTTCTAGTGCCACCGGAATCATCACGGTAAGTAAGTTCCATAAGAGTTTTATTTGCTATTGCAGTATCTACTGCAGCTTGCAAGTCTCTTATTGTTTTACCTTTGTGGTCATTAGTTAAATCAAGAAGAACATCAAAACCAAACTGCACTGGTAATGTTTTTTTAAATAGTAAAGCAAGTTTTATCATGTCAGGACTGTTTGTGTTTGTGCTGCCTCTTGCTAGTGCCACCTTAAATTTTATACTTCTAAACTCTATCCCAATTGGATTTGCACTAGATGGTAGTTTAAATTCTGTCTCGCCAGTGCTTGATATTGCAGATAAAGCTGTAAAAGTATCATTGTAGTTTGTAGCGTATGAGACTGTAACAGTTTCATCAGTTGTAGGATTTTCTGTTTCTACTCTAAGTGCTAGTGCTACTTTGTCTTGACCAATAACGTTTGCATCAAAATATGGTGTTTCAAGAGTTGCTGAACTTGCATAAGTTTGGTCAGCAATCTGACTTGGATTAATAACATCTGTTGATAAATTTACAAAGTAAGCATTGTTGTCATAGTTTACCCACAGCCTGTATTTGTTTTGGTCTGTGCCAACAAATGCACCTGTAATACCTGCTGAACTAGAACCTGTAATATGTTTTATTTCATAGCCTCTGTCATCAAAAGCTGCAACATAAGAAAAACCTGTAAGACCTCCACCGACATGAACATTCTGTCTTGACCTGCTTCCGGCTGTATTATGAATTCGTGTTGTAAGTGGTGTCGTGTCTTGTTCTTGTGCATTTACAACTAACAATAACTCGTTAAGTGTAGGAATAACCTTTGTAATTTTTCCTCTATAAACTTGTGGAACACCATCATCTTTATCAAGACCAACAGTTGTAACCACTGTTGCATCTCTTCCTACATTTATTTTAAATAAACCCATGTTTGAAGGATAGTAAATACTACCCCTCCATGTTGCTGTTCCTATTCCATTGTTTTCACCTTTAGGAATAATAAAATCTGTTTTGATAAATCTAGTATTAGCATCATCATGCACATATAAACCTTGTTGAGTCACTGCGTATAAGACTCTTTCTTGACTTGCATTTCTTGCAACAATAAGACCTACTATTGAATCATCATCTAATTTTAAAGTAGCATCGTTAGTCCAACTACCTGATAAATCAGATGACCGTCTTAGTTGTCCGTCTTTGTCTATTGCATATATTTGGTCTTTAAAAAATGCTATAAACGGTGTGCTTGCAGTTGAGTTTGAAGCCCAACCAGAACCTGTTGTGCTGTAATAAACACCTCTCTTGTTGGCGAAAACTGCCGTTGAAACACCATTTACCATACCAACTTCAGCATCTGTTGAGTTATCGATTGGCGTTGTTGTTGACACTGTAATATCATCCCATGAATCACTTGTGTTGTATGTATGCAGGAATCCTCCTCCTGCTGCATACAATACCCCTTTAAAGGTTAAAAATTGTTCTAAGGTTGTGTCAGGGTCACTACCACTAGCAACTGCTAGCTTCGGTAAAACAAAGTGGTCTTTGTGTCTTAGTTGCCCAGTAGACCACCAGACTCTATCTAAATCTTTTGATGGGTCCATACGTTCTATACCTATACCACCTCTGTGGTCACTAGATACAAACGTAGATGTAATAGGGTTTGACTCTAGGTTGTAATCACCAAGAGTAATCTTGCCGGGAAACTGACTTGTAATAAATCTTCTTACAGGATTAGATACACGGTAGTAAACACCATTTAATATTATTTCATTTTCATCAACTACTTTTACTGCCATCAATCAATCCAAACACACCTCTGTGGAGTTTGACTCCTTGCTAACGTTTGCTCTGCCTGTAAATTCATTCTTTCACTATCTAATTGTGCTGCTTCTCTTCTTTCAGCAGACCTGTCAGACCTAGCAAGCAATGCCATTGATGATGCCTTTTGGATAATAAACTCTGGCTCTACATCACAACTTGTTGTGTCAGATGTAAGCAGTGTAGGTTTTTTTACTCCAGTAAGTTTAAGCAAAGAGTTTCTTACAACTGCTCTAGCATTCTCATCAAACACTAATCTTCTGTTTGCTCTGTCTATTGTGTAAAAGTTTCTGTGTATTTCTTCGTATGCTGCACCGTAATCTCTTGATACCTTAATATCATCTATTGATACAGTTGCTGCACCAATGTCTGCTACTTGTATCAAGCCAACAGATATTATAGCCGTTAGGTTCTCTGCACTACTCAAAGCTATTCTGTGATGAGTCCATGTGTCTGCTGATGTTGCAGGCACTGCTACTTCTTCATAGACACCACTTGTAGCATTGTTTTCTACTGCAGATAGCCTTACTACAAATTGACCTGCTGTAAGTGCAACGTTTGTTTTTATAAAAAATTCTAAATGAGTATAACCTGATATGTTTGTAGATGTTATTGAGTCAGATATTAATATTGCATTTGTGCCAGTAGAAGCAGGAATAACCATCTTGTTTGCAGCTTGACCTTCTCTGTGGTCTTCTTCATCTACTACAACGCTTGACACACCATCTGTTCTTTCATCAAAGACAGCATCACAAGTAAGTAATGATTTACCAAAGTATTTTTTTCTGTATTCTACTTTCTGCAGTCCAATCAAATCTGATGGCAATGAGTAAGCATATACTTCAGATGATGAATGTAAACTAAAGTCAGTAGTCTGTGGGGCACCTTTCCGTGTAATCCCAGATATAGCCCTGTTTATAAAATCGTGTATTCTTGCAGGTGGTAAATCGTTGTCATATATTTCGTAAGCATCTCCAGTAGCAACGTTAAAACTAAGTGCAGGTGATACTGTGATTAAGTTAGTGCTAGCAGTATAGTCAGTTATTCTTCTTATATTTACAGTGTTATCTGTAGCATCTGTAACTACAATCCATGAACCATTGTATTCATCGTCACCACCAAAAAGATTTATTGTGTCTTTTAAAGTAATTGTGTCTGTATTTGCACTAGCAGTTCCTACAGTACAAGCACCAAGTTGATAGCCTATTGACTGTCTTAGTTCTGCTCTATTTTTTGATTGTATTGCTGCCATTACAATGATTCTCCTAAAAGGTCTATAATAGTTTGGTCTGCATAAGAAAGTGCTGATAATCTTTTAGCCCTTGCTATTGCAAAACCTATTTTTCCTACATTATTAAATTTCCAACCTGCAATCCAAGATTTTTCTTGGTCTGTATAATCACTAGCACTATCGTATGTAACATTTAAAGTGCTCTGTAAAACAGATGGATTAACACTTACTAATTGATAGTTTGTAATATTTACCATTGACCTTAAATTTTCTATATCAGTACCAACAAGACTTAGTTGAAAGTTTGCATTTGCCCAGTTATAAGTGTCATTGCTATACCTTGTATTGCTTAAATTATTCAACACAGCAACTTGTGCATCTGTAAAACCATCTGTATCTTTCCATGTAGCCATAATATCTCCTAAGTAACGCTTATCTTATATAAATCAAATTGCCCTGCCATACCTTGAGTAGGATTATTTGAACCATGCAGGTTTGTACCTAAAGCACCATCAGAGTCAGGATAGTATTTTGACGTATGTATTCCAAAACCAAATAATTCTGATGCTTCATCCAACATTATATGAAAATTAAATTGTTTATAGTATCCTGCCATATCCATATAACCACCTTGACATTGAATAGCAGTTACTCTATCTCTGTTCGTTGTTTGGCTAGTTCCAGTTGTGTGTCTAGCATTAAATATATCTATAGTTGCATGATAAGCTGGAAAGTCATCACCTTGAATTACACCAGCATTAGTATCAGTTGCACATATCATTGACCATTCATCACCACTTGGGCGTGCACTTCCTGTTCCTAAATTAGTTTCTGTAGCCACAGCTCCTGAACCAATGCTTCTGCCATGATATTGTGCTACTGCACCTTCTGTTGTTCCTGTATCTGTATACAATCTTAAATATGGAAATGGGGTGCCACTTTGATTATATTGACCCATTTGAAGAAATATTCTGTAGTTTGCATTTTCTTCTGTAAATATATTTGAAAATTCAGTTGTCATAGTGCTATTTGCACCAAAATTAGTGCTAGATACAAGGGAATAAGCACCACCACTACCACCAGCGTATGTTTTTACATCTGATGCAGGAATGGTTTTCATTGTTCCACCATCATTTACAACGAATCCATCAGCATCTGCAACTGTAATAGAACCACCAACTGATGTACCACCATCAAGTAAGTTAAGTTCAGATGCAGTAGAAGTTACATTAGTGCCACCTATATCTAAAGTAGTCATTGAAACTTCACCTGCGACAGTAAGAACTCCATCTGCCAATGTCATTAAGTCTGTATCATCAGTATGACCAATAGTTGCACCATTTGTGATTACGTTATCTACAGTAAGTGTTGTTAAGGTTCCAAGCGAAGTAATGTTGCTTTGTGCTGCTCCAGTTACTGTAGCTGCTGTACCACTTACGTTACCAGTTACATCACCTGTAATTGGACCTGCAAAGGCATCTGCTGTAACTGTGCCATCAAAGAAGGCATCTTTAAATTCAAGTGAGCTTGTACCTAAATCTATTTGGTTATTAGTTGCAGGATATAATGCACCAGTATCAAGAGTTAATCTGTTAGCATTGTCTACTTTAAAATCAATTTCATTAGCAGTGCCAAAGTCTATTGCAGTTTGTGCATCTTCACCTATTATTAAATCTGTAGCATGAATAGATGTAATACCTGTTTGAGCACCTGCAAGTAACACTGCAGTGCCTTCAACAGTTATTTGACCCGAACTTGCTCTAGCAATAGTAGTATCTGATGCGTGACCTAAATCTAATGTGCCTGCAACTTTAACACCTGCTGCAGCATCTAAGATTCTAAATCCTTCAGCATCACCGTTGTCTGTAAATATAAGGTCTTTGCTATCTGTAGCTAACTTGACAGTAACATCGCCAGAACCACTTTCAGTAAGTCTTAATACTTCACTGCCAGCATCAAAGAATTTAAATATACCTGTGTGTGCATCAAGTGTTATATCACCGTCAATATCTACTGTAAGATGTGCTGCTGCTGCAGAAGCATCATTAGTATTTATTGAAAATGCACCGTTGGCTGCAACAACTAATGTTGCTGTATCACCAGAAGAACCAGTCATTGTGACTGTCTTACTATCTAAACCAATGTCATCAACTGTCAAAGCAGTAAGTGTGCCTAAAGATGTAATATTAGTCTGACCTGCTACTTGAAGAACTCCGTCAGAGTTTGCAAAAGATGTTGAACCTAAAGTAAGAGCACCAGCAATAACTGCATTACCAGAACTATCTAAACTAAATTTAGTTGCTCCACCTACTGCAGCACCAGTGTCTATTTTAAATTTATCACTATCATCGTCATCAACACCTACAGTCCATTCGTCTGTGCTGTTTATATCAAATGTAATTCTAGGGTCACCAGATGAACCAGCACCTATCTCAAGGTCTCCTGAGCCATCAAATGTAAGGTTAGCTTCTGCATCTAGTTCTGTTGTTGTAGAACCAACTGTTACTATTTCGTTTGCTGTAGCATTGTTTAGTGCAGTAACTGCACCTGATGCTGCTGCTGCCCATTTCATACCAGTAGCTTCACTGCTATCTGCAGTAAGTACATGGTCATTGCTTCCAACAGTTCTGATTGCCATTGAGCCAGTACCAGAACCAGCAACAATTCCACCTTTGGCTATTGCTGAGATATCTGCCTCAATACCACCTACTTCGTGTTTGAAAGTACCATCGTTAGCAGTCATAGCTTGAACTGCTACTGGAGCACCAGAACCGTCTGCTACAACTATCTTACCGTCTGTAGCACCGACAAGTCCTGTACCACCATAAGCTAAACCTATTGCAGTACCGTTCCAAACACCTGTAGTTATTGTTCCAAGACTTGTAAGTGATGAAGATGTAACTCCACTACCTAAAGTGTTGTTAGAAAGAACTGTAGTGCCATTTACTTTAAATGTTTTACCACTGGCTATGTCTACGTTTTCTGAGAAATCAAAATCGCCAGTAGCGTTTGTAAATGTAATTGTCTTATCAGAGGTACCTTTTATTGTTAGACCACCACCATCAGCATTAGAATCACTCGGAGAACCAACTTTGTTTAACTCCATGTTCTTGTCTTCAACCTGTATGGTTGCAACGTTTGCTGTGATTGTGTCACCAGATACTGTTAGGTCACCACCAATTGTAATATCTTCTGCCCAAGCTAAACCTGTTGATGTGCTTGAGTCTGCAATAAGTATTTTATTGTTTGTACCTATTGCTAATTTGTCCCAAGTGCTTCCTGTGTAAACTAAAATATCACCTTTAGCCTCAGTTAAACTTGTAACGTCTGTATGAGATGCACCATCAAGTGTGTGCGTTCCCATCTTGCCAAGACTGGCACTTTTTACCCCTAACATTTAATCCACCCCTGTGTTTACAAATAATTTAGTAGTTGAACCATCTGGCGTAGAAGAGTAAGTAACTCTTACTATGTAATACGGAAATGGGTCACTACAACATTCATAGCCTCCACTTGTTGCTGCTACTGTAAACGAACCTATCTGAACTGCAGTTGTGGAACCTACAGTTGAATCAGAAGCCTGACAACCGTATAAAGTTATCGTTGCAGTCTGATTACTTGCGTTGTTTACATGAATTGTTTGAACGGCTTTTCCACTAGCGTTAAATAAAAAATCATGATTGTCTGTATCGTCAGCCGTAAAACTCGTTTCTAAATAGAAAGGAATGGATGCAGTATGTATATTCAGACTGTTATGTACTCTTTGTAATGTCATTTGGCTCCTTCAAAATATAATTTACCAGTTGAAGATTCATTCCTCTTCTTCCAATATTGTTTCATCTCACGGATGATTTTACCAATTTCTCTTCTTTCCTCTACAGTAGGTTTTCTTTTATGTTCTTTTGCTCTCATGTCTAAAAGCCATTTCTCATAAGCATTACCTGCTAAATCTTCTATCTCTGCTTTACTGTGATTGTCATCTCCGATTACTCTCAGTTCAAACAGTTTACCAGTCACAGGGTCTTTCACCTTGAAATGATAAACCTTTGCACCTGTGTCTCCACCTAAGTCTACGACACGAGTTACAACTGAACCCTGTGGGGTCCAAAGTCCATCTATGTTTCCGTTATATTCTGTAACCATAATTAGTGTAAGTGGGAGAACCGAAAGGAAACAATCCTCCCACTTATGCAATTAGATGTTTATTCTATGTTTGCTTTGATGAATGCGTATTCACCGGCAACACCTGCAAGTGGTCCGTTAACTGCAACTGGTGCTAAGTTATCAGTACCATCTTCATCGTACACCTCAACTGAACCATCAAGAGATGCGTTGTTAGATGTAACAAGTGGGCTACCTGCTGCTGGAGTGCCGTCAACTAAGGCTGCAGTCCAACCATTAACACATATCCATCCGTATGAACCTGATGCAATGTCAACTTGTGTCCAACCAAGTGGAGCACTGTCAATTCCATTACCATCATGAATTTCAATGTCTTTGTATGGGTTTTCATAAAGTCCTACTTGCTGTGATGTAGTAATCGCAGTTACTAAACCATCTTCTTCATCAAGTGTTATTACACAACCTGTTGCTGAAGATACAGCAGTATTACTTTTTACTTTGTACATATGACCTTCTTCTTCAACGTCATTGAAGATTATGTAGCCATCTTTGTATAAGTCTTCAGCAATTGTAAGAGAACCAGACAGTGTGATTGTTGTATCACCTACTGAACCTGCTGCAACAGCCAAGTCAACTTGGTGTGCATCAGTTCCGTCTTTACCCATGGTCAATAGACCTGCAGTAATAGCTTCACCTGCTTCTACATATCTGAATACTCTATCTTGGATAATCATTTTTGTTCCAAGTTTGTGCTTTTGTGATGTGGAAGTTTGCTTCTCCCATCCCGGCTTACCGGAAATCATTTGTGGAAACGACATTAAATTGCCTCCTGTTTTTCCTCGGGTTTATTGTACACCCCGTCATCAACCGATGTTTGTTTATTTGTAGAAGAGGCAGGAACTCGGTCAATGGTTACATCCTCTGCCTCTTCTTTTTTTCTTTTATAACTACAATGATTGCATTCACAATCGGTAGTAGGTGGATAAGAGTACGCCCCTTTTCGAGCCATCTTAAGTAAGTAGTCAGGTGTCCCCGGTACATTCTTAATCACTGTGCCTTTCTTAAAACCTACTTCTCCAGTCACAGTCTTTTTATCGATGTGCCAGTATAAATCTGTTTTGTTTTGCCAGTTATCAATCATGTCCCAAGCATAGCCCGAAGCTACTAACTCTTGTCTCTTTTCTGCACGTTCTCTAGTATCCATTTATTCTCCTAATGTTATGCAGAAGTTCCCGGTGCTTGAGCATCAAATGTCAAAGGTGCACCCTTTGTATCGTCAATTTCAAACACACCGTAGTCTGCAGTAATTATTATTTCAGTTGCTCTCATTGAAGCATCTCTTTGTCTTTCAGTTCTAGTGTCTACTGATTTAAGTACACCTAGTGCTGATTTATCTGCAATAACTCCAACTGCATTATTTCCACTTATTGCTAAGTTTCCATCTTCAAAGATTGGAACACCGTTTAGTGGTCTAATGTTTGAAAAGAAGTTGTTTAGCAAGTCAGTTGCAAATCCATCCGGAATACCGGCTGCTGCACCTGTTGCTGTTACTGCTGTGTTTGCAATGTCAAAGGTTGCAAAAGGGTGTTGCAAGATGTAAATCTGCGAACCAAACTTTTGTCCTTTAGCATTTGCGATTGCACCTGCTACGTTTGCAAGACTCATCGCTACAGAACCACCAAAGGTAGTTCCATCGTTTAGTCCTGAGTACAATGCGTGGACATCAGTGTCTTTTTTTCTTGCCATTGCATCACCAAGCTGTCTACCTACAATTGAAAAAATGTTGTTTGCAGATTGCCTGATTAGTTTGTCTGTAAGAATTACTTTTGCTCCGACTTCTGAAGCAGTAAGGTCTACAGTTGTCATTCCGATTTCTTCGTCATCAACAATGTCGAATCCGTCTTGTAAATCAGAAATAGTCATTTGACCTACTTTTGGCACAGTTACCTGTTTAGCCCCTTTTGGCAAATTCATTTGCTCAATCAAAGCCATAGCAGGAGCATTGTGCTCTTCAGTAAACCTAGCAGCAGTAATTATTATGTTCTGGGCATTTTCTAAATTCCCAGTAGTTGCTGTGGTTGCCATAGTTGTTTATCTCCTATATGTCACCGGAAGCTACTCTTCTTGCATATTCAACGACCTTTGGGTCATTGTCGCCTTGCAAGTAGCGTTCCATTAAAGTTTTCTCATTTAATGGTGCTGCAGGCGAAGGCTGTCCTGACTGAAGTTCCTGCGAAGGTCCCGAACTCGGTACCTTGTTCTGCTGAGTTTCTAAAACTCGCTGTTGCTGGACTGTTAAGTCAGCGATACTTTCAGCCATTGACTGCATTGCATTTGGGTCGACAGTTGACATTAACACATCATAAGCTGTGGTCTTGCCTACTTTCTGTTCGGGCTTAATACCCTTTTCCAAAAGCAATTGCCTTGCCGTTGCTACCTTTGCAGTATGTTCTGATGATTGAGATAATTGCTGCTGTTGTGCAAGCAGTCTATCTTTCTCCTGCTGTATCTGAAGCATTTGCCTCTCTTGTGATGCAGCTTGTGTAGAAAGTTGTTGTGCCTGCTCAGGAGCATATCCTTGCATCTCATACTGCTGTTGAACTTCTCTCCTCTTAGCTTCTATCGTTGCTTCTGATTGACTCAGTTGCAACTGTGCCTGCAAGTCTTGTTGGGACTTTTGCAAGTCTGCTATTTGTTTATCGTAAGATGATTGTGCTTTCCTCCATTCATCTTGCGAATAAGAACGAGAGTTTTCAACACTCGTTGTTGGCTCAACGCTTTGAGGTAGTTCTGCACCGGCTGATTCGGGCTCTGAAGTTCCTGTAGGTTCTGCTTGCTCTGCTCCATTTTGTATTAATCCTTGTTGCTGTAGTTGTTCGTTCACAGCAGGGTCAGTATTGTCTACAATTCCTGAAGTAGATTCAGCAGGCTCAGAAAGTTCTGGCTGCGAGTCAGGAGATGTTGAATTCTCAGGTTGTTTGTCTGTTACCATTACAACTCCTAAAATATTTAATTTTAATTACATTGTATACTAATTTTTATTTATTATTCAATCGTTCAAATGCTTTGTCATATTCTTCTTGAAGATTGTAATTAAGTCTTTCATTCAAAAGTTTTTCTCTTGCTCTAATAGAATCAATAATTTTTTGTTGATGAGATGCTGGAAGTAAATCAAATATTTTTCTTGGAATCAATGCTTCAAAGAATAAACTATTTGCAGCAACAAACTCTTTTTGTTCTGTTGTCCAATTTGCTCTTATTGCAGTTTTAATCCTGTCGTATTCATTCCAGTTTATAAGTCTTGTTGGGTTTCCTTGTGCATCTTTAAGTTGCACACCGTCTGTATCCATAATTTCTCTATGTTGTCTTAAAGCTGTTTTCTGTGCTTCGTTACCATAACTATATTCAGTTACATCGTAATCTTCTCTGTCTTGTTCATCCCAACCATAAGTAATTCTTCCTGCAACATCTTGTCCTGCAAACTTATAATCTCTTCTGCTAAAATAATCATTTACTACTTCTGCTCTGTTTTTATCACCGTTTGTGTATGCTATTAATAATGCGTTCATTTCGTTTTGAAAATCTTGCTCAAGTTTTAAACTTGTAGGTATTTCTCTATTTACTCTATCGTCAGAATAATACATAGTAGTAACAAATTTTTGCTCAAACGGATAAAGTTCTGTATATTCTTTTTTAAATAAATCTAAAGCAATATCATTTTTGTTTACATAAGTCGATGACATTACACCTATAGTGTCAGCACTACCACCTAAAGCAGCACGAGGACCACTTTGTAATATTTCATAAGCCTCTATTGTTTCTAAAATATTTAAAGGCAAAAGATATTTTTTTGCTACTCTTGATTGTCTTTCTAAAATATTTTCATCAAAAGCTATAGGATTGTATTCTTCCCAATTTATTTCATTACCATAATAATCTTTACCTGTAATTCCTTCTTTTATCATTGAAACTGCAGGATTTTGCAAACTAGATAATTTATTTAATAACGTTGCTGACAACTCTTTATCATACGGAATACCTGTTGATGCTTTTGATTGTAATGGTGAAATTGACTCAATAATATCAAATGCTAAATCACCATAAGAAAAAGCACCTGTATCAAAATCAAAACTTTGTTCATCAACTCTGATTTTACCTTTTAAAGTATCTACCTTTACTCTATTTTCTTTTTCTCCAACTAGCTTTGCAAGACCTAAAATTGTACCAAGAAAAAGCATAAACTTAGCCCTGTCCTTCTTAATAACATTCCCAATAGGACCTCTTCCTAACAAAGCCTTGTGTGGAATCATTCCAACAAAAGGAAAAATTATTCTTGATGTTTGCAATCTGTATGAAAATAATATTCTATTCATAAATCCAACAGCTTTATCACCACCCCATTTTGGTCCTCTACCTGTAGACCAATTTACATATTTAGCAATGTCTGCAATTAAGTCTTTGTCCATTGGTACGCCATGTTCTTTCATTTGTTTCATTATAGAGTCTCCAACTTCTGCTCTAAGTGCACTTAAAAAACCTGAATGAAATCTATTACTTGCCCGTACTATTGGTCCGTATATTGTAAAGGTTGGCAGTTTTTCAGTAAGGCTTGGCAAAAATCCTTCTTCTCTATCAACTAATCTTGCACTTGTAGTGTCAGTAACTTCCATACCACCTTCAACCAATTCTCTTACATTTGGTCTTGAATATAATCTTTTTAGTTTTAAATCTAATGCTCTTGGGTCAAGTAACAACTCAAACATTGGTCTAAATGCCTCACCAAGACCAATTTTAATTGCTTTAACTGTTGTTTTAGGTCTTGTCATTAAAAAGTATCCACCTTGTAATGCTATTGCAGACAAGTCAAAAGTTGCTTTTAAAACTCTTGGTATTGCCCATAATTGGTCTAATGTTTGGATTAAATTAAATTGTTTACTCTTAATAGTTCTGCCAGCAACAGTAAAGCTAGGTGTAGTAAAAGTAGTTTTTAAACCACTCCTTTGTAATTTAATTAATTCATTAACTAATTCATTACCAAATGCTTTTTTTAATATATTTATTTCTTCTGCATTAGGTATTTTGCCTTCTAATCCAAATCTTGGTGCTTCTAAAATTTCTTGTTCTGATGCCCCAAATCCATCTTTTATTTTTTGTGTTTTATATTTTCCCTTATATTTTGGGTCACCCATTAATTTTATTAAAGCATTAATAGCTTTTTGTTTATCAAGATTATTTAAAATATTTGTATCGATAGCTTTTAGTAACTCATCGACATCTTCAATTTTAAAAAAACTTGTTTCTTCAACACTGTATTTAGTGTTACTTAAACCAGTTAACAATTGTTTGTATAACGGAGTACCTTCTCTAGGTATTATTGTTTTGTAAGTAGGCAAGTTTGCTTTATTAGGATTAAAAGTTACTGTAGTTGTTGGTCCTTGATTCATCTTATTAATTTTTTTGTTATGTTCATTTACAGCACTCCTTGCTTCAGCATCTGCCTCTCTAGGTATGCGACCTTCATCTATGTTTTCATTATAAACTCTTGAATATATTTCTTCTGCTTCTATTTGTTGTGCTTTTTTTCTTGCTGCAAACTCTGCTGCACTTTGTGCATCACCTGTTTTTACAGCAATAATTAATTTATCAATTATTTCTTGTTGTCTACCATTTAAAACAGTTGTTTGTTTATTTGCATCTGGGTCCCATTGCGTAACATTTTTATATACTCTGTGTACTCTGCCATTGCTTTCAAATACTCTAGCAAGTCTACCTTTGTTGCTTGAATTAACTTTTTCATCGTACTCAACATCTAAAGATTTTATTTTATTTTTTTTCTGCGTATTAACATTATTTAAAGTATCTACCAGTTGCTGTGCCTCATATTTTTTTGGGTCATTGTTATTTAAAACTTCAGTTATTTTATCTACTCTTTTTCTGTTATATGTTCCTAATAATTTTTCATATAAAAATTCTTTTTGTTTTTGTGTTATTGGTGTCTTTGTTACTTGATTTAAATATGAATCTACAAAGGCTTTTTGGCTTGGTGATATCTGTTCATAATGTGCTTTAAATAAAGGGTCATTTAAAACATCGCCTGCTAAATTATCATCATTTGTTTTAGCGTAAGCTATTTCAGATGACTTCATTGCGTTTTTAATTCTTGAAAGGTTTACGTTTTTTGCTAATTGCCCTGTAGTTAAACCTGCACCAGTTGTAAATATTCCTGCAGCAATTGCTGTTGCAGCATTTTCAAATCCGTATGCTGTGCCTTCTTCTTGTCTTTTTTGAGTTCCAACAATTGAAGTTGTTGCTGGAGTTGTAATTGCAACTTCAGCCAATGCTCTTTTTTTAATTGAACCTTTTGATACAGGCTCTGCTAAAACTTCTGGAATTTTTAATGCTGCTTTTTGTGCTTTACCAATCTTAGTTGCTGGCAAAGCTGCTCTTGTTGTTTTTAAAGAACCACTTACTAATGGTCCTAAACCTACAGTTCCTGCTGTTAATGCAACATCCAATGGACTTGTCATTGCTGCAAGACCACCTGCACCAGCTTCAAGTGGAGTCATTCCTCCAATAAAAGGTACAGCCTCTGGTATTTCAGGACCACCGGCTCTTCTTGCAAAATCCATGGCAATTTGTGGGTCAATTAATCCTTGCTGTACAGAACCTGCTTCATACAAAGGTTGACCACCAACATCAATATTTCGTATTGCTTCTCCTGCTTCACCTAAACCATAACTACCAAGTTCTGCTAAACCTAAACCAAATTCTTTTACTCTTTGTGGGTCTATTAGACCACCTTGTCCAAAAACTGGTGGGCTATCTGGTTGTGGTTGTTGAGTTGTATCTTGCAAAAATCTTGTAAATGCTTGAGGGTCTTTGACTTTAACATTTGGTAAACCAGTTACATCTTTTGCTATGTTATCAAGTTCTTTTTTATTGTTTCCTTGATTTAACCAATTGTCTAAATTTTCTTTAAAAGTTCCAAATATTTCTTGTACCATTTCTACCTACCAAAAAAGAATCTGCCACCAGATGTAATACCTCTTTCGCCCATACCTGTTTGACTCATTGGTGCATCTCTTTGCAATCTATTTACATCTAGTCCTGACATATAATCTAAGAATGGCATTGCATCTTGTCCTGCTGCAACTCTTCTTACATTTTGACCAAGAAAATTTGAAAATATTGGTTGATACTGACTTTCAAAAAATTGTCTTTGATTAAATGATAAATTTTGTGGAAGACCTGCAAAAAATACATCTCTAGGTGCAGCATCAAATAATTGTCTTTGATAGTTTGATAAACCACCAATGTCAAAATTCTGTATTGCCATTTAAGTTAATCCTAACCTGTTACCTAAAAAGTCTAAGAAACCTGCTTCTCTTTCTGGTGCACTAGCAGTTTGAAATTGTGCCTCTAAATTAGCTTGATTAGGAATTATACGGCTTCCTAAAAATGTACCATATCTATCTTGTGCTGCTCCTAATCCAAGGTTGTATAAATCGGTAAGTGCTTGTCTATTATTAAATGAAGGATTAGTCAATTCAAGTAATGAAGTTCTTTGTGCACTGTTGTTATCTAAACCAGAAAAGTTTTGATTTGCACCTGCTAAAAGATTTCTAAATGTATTTCTTGCGTTTTGAAAAACATCAACTCCTCTTGCTCCAAGATTTTTTGCAGCTTCTGATAATCTAAATTGTGATGCTCTTTGTGTTTCAGCATCTGTTATAGGGGCTAATCCCTGTAATTGTCTTTGAGAATTTATAAAATTTTTATCAGTTTCATCTAAATCTGCAACACCTGCTACACCAATAAAGTCTTGAAAAGTTGTTGGGTTTAATAAAGCATCAAATAATATTGATGATAGTCCGGGTGCTTGTCTAGTTTGAAAAAATCTTCTTTCTGCTCCACCTAATTGAGCATCTGGGTCACGACCTAAACCTGTTAAGAAACCTCTTTGAAATTGTCCAAATGGTTGTCTTTCACGTTCAAGTTGTTCTTTAGTTAAATTTAATGGTGAACTTGGTAAAACTTCACCAGAAGAAACACCTACATCTCCAATACCACCTGCACCTGAACCAATAGAACTTGTGTCAATGTAAAGTGCTGGGGAATTGGTTTGATTGATTATATTTAAATTAGAAGTATCGCCTGTTGGAATACTACTTTCTGTAACTGTAGCATTATCGTCAGGTAATATATCATCACTAAATCTTGACCTTCTTAATATTGTTTCAGCCTCTTGTGCTGATGTAGCATTTACATAGTATGTTTCACCTTTGATTACAATTCTATAAGTGTTCATTCTTCTTCCAGTCCTATACTTCTAAGTAATTGAGTTCTTTCACTTTGGGCTCCGGGTCTGGGTGCTGCCGTGTTCATGCCTTGGTTAGGTGATGGAGTATTCGGTATGCCTCCCATGGCTGCATTAGGCATGACCTCTGGTCTTACTCCATTCGATGTAGGGGCTCCCTGCTCAGGGGGTGCCATTGGTTGCTGCATCTGTCCATATTGTTGCATAAATGCCATACGTTGTGCAAGTTCCTGCATCTGTTTTTGTTCTTCTGCAGTTTTGATTTCTTGCAAGTAATGTTGAGCCATTTGCTCATCACCACTCTTCATTGCTGCAGTGTAAAGCTGAACTAACTGCATAATTGGTGTCGATGTTCTTGCAATCTGTTCGTATATTCTTTGTCTTTCTAAATCTGCATCTTGCATTTTAAGAATTCTGTCTCTTGCAAAGTCCATTGACACTAATGACTCACCAGTTGCTGTAGGTTGAGTTGCCATCTGTGCAATAGAATATCTTTGCATATCATCTTCTGGTAATGCAGGCAGTAAAGTAAATGTTAAATCACCGTGGTTTTTTATGTCATCTGGTTTTATCGGTCCGTCAAAAGGCATCTTTGCGTATGTCTTACCAGATACATTTAACTCTTTGTACCCTTTAGTTTCGTACATCATAATTAAATGTTCAAAAGACATTTCAAGTAAGTTTTGAACTGCTGTAAGTCTTGGAATAACTTTCTGTTCTATGTTAGTTCCAAGCTGTCTCATCGCATAACCAGATATTGGTGCTTGCAATATTCCAAAAGCCTGTGGTGGTAATCCACCGTCTACTTCATCGTCATTGATTGCACCAAGCAATACGTCTGCATCTCTTGGTGATTGTGACAACGGTAATGGCTGTACGTCTTCTTGATTTTGAGTTGACACATTTATTTGTGACCCCTTCTTTGATGGGTTGTCTTCTAATGCCTTAGTTCCGTCTAACGATGAAACCTTGTAGGCTTGGTCTACTGCTCTTGCAGCAAGTGCCATTCTGTACGAGAAAACTCTATTTTTAAACTTAATGATGTCCCTGTTAGGAGCAAAAATTGATTCTGAGAAGTCTTTTATCGGGTCTTCGATGTCTGCCATGCTATCAATCTGTCGCATTCCTGTGTCAGATGTAGCAAGAATCGGTACACTCCCAACTGGGACAGAACATATTGGAAACATAAGTGCAAACGTATCTGCAGGTTTCTTTGCATAGTGGTCATCAATGATTACATAGTTCATGTATTTAACTTCGCCGTTTACAATCTGTCTTTCGTAACAGTCGTAAACAAACTCTACTTCGTGACCATCGTCAAGTGTGACATCGTAAAATTTAAAATTCTTGTAGGTGTCTCTTATCTCTGACCTTGTTTGAGTCATTCTGTAAGCTGCAAAGATTGGTTCTTCTTCTCCGTACTGGACAACCAAATGTCTTGGGTCTAGTGGTTTTATCTCTGCAAAAGTTTCACCATTTGGCTTCTTTCTAAGCAGTGACCTTGTTGCTATCCTACCACCTCGTACCGTAGAGTACCAAGCAAGCTGAGGTATAAGCAATGGCTCACCTTTTCTTTGCATTCTTTTATTTATTTGCCTGTGCATTCCAATGACTAATCTTTCTAAGTTATCGTTTGCAGCACGTTTCTGTTCGTCTGCAGCATCATTATGCACTCTTACAACTTGCTCAGAACCAGAAATAAAACTTTCTATCTTGTCTGCTAATGTTCTCATTGAGTTAGTTGTGTAAGCATCCTCTGGGTCGACACCTTCTTCTTCGTCTGGCACAAAGTGAGTTAATCTCCATGTGGAGTAATCTATGTCCATTCTGTCGTGTAAGGGTTGGTCTTGGTCAAATAGTGTTTCTATTTTATTTAAAACATCACCAACTATTTCGTCTTGTGTCTTTCTAGCCATTATCTAAATCTCGTCACTGGGATAACTTCCCTTTGATAGTTTTCATTACCGGCATATCCAAACTGATTTACCATCAGATAAGTTAATGCCTTTACAGCATGATTATACTTGTCTCTCGGAACATTTCCAACTACCCCACCTTCTCGGTTCATTTGCCAACTATAAACTCTGACCTGTCCGTCAAACGGATTTGGTCCTCCTCCAAGTTCAGAAATCAGTCCTTTGCAAGTAGGGTCAATGACTAATCCGGGCTCTAAGTCTATTGGGTCTGGCTTGAGCATACTATTCATTCTCTCGATGCCGTCAATAATCTTTACGGGCTGACTTTGCATAATTAAATTTGCTTCTTTGAACCATATCTCAGTGTTTGATGGCATGGCTCCGGCGTGTGCATTTCCTGCAACGTCAATTACGCCAAACTTATCCGTGTTATTCCACCAAAATCTTTTCTTGGCTACCTCGATTATGTCGGAAGCAATCAATTCTCTCTCATAAATTTCGTCAAATACCTGCACTTGCCCATCAATTATGTGGCACACCTCAACGGCATACGCACTTTCGGTCATCCTAGAATAGCCCGGGTCAACTGCAAGATACACAATCTCGTCTGGGTCATACTCAACTTCTCTCACATGAATGTTTACATTAAATGACGGATGCACCAATCCACTTGGAGGACTTGGGATTCCGGCGACACGTTCATTAAACCATTCATCGGAATGCTCAGTTCTCATCTTTTCTATTTCAGGGTCATCCTCTCCCAACGGAAATATATGTGTATTAGTCCATGTAGGTAGTGAAAAACTTTTCGCACTCTCTAAATTTTGAATACCCGGTGATTGCCATGACGTAAATTGTTGGGGGTACCATCCTAGACTTCCCTCAAAAGTACCCTCTAGGAATACCCAACCACGCTTTTCTGCCACTCTCTCCATCAATCGCCAGTAACTTTCTTGGTCTAACTGCGAAGCCTCACAAGCAACGATGCCCATCGGGGCTTCCATCGCAAGTTTTCTGTAGTCAGTCGCAGACTTAGTCTTGATAATCAACGGTTTTAGGTTCTTAGAACCAACGGACACCTCAATGTATCCGGGGTCTACCTGACGTGTGGCACGTTTAATTATACCTAGCCTGTTGAAGGCATCTCCAAGATAGTCAAACTCACCCCTAGTTCTCTCGTAATCTGCAGCAACTAGCCAATAAACACTGCCAGAAGCAGCATCAGGGTCCTCGACAATCTTAGCCATAATCTTTTCAAACATATACATAGCCCCAAGGTTAGACTTACCTGCTCTTACGCCACCGGCAACTAGTTTGAATCTAGCATCATCATTAAGAATATCAAGCTGGGCAGCCGTAGGTGTGTAACCTATGGCACCGAATAGAGCATCACGTTGTTCATGTATCATGAAACACATTTTAGCATAAAATTTAC